CGCGGTTACGCCGGCGACGCTCGTCGGAGTAACGTGCTGGTTGTATATTTCGACCCTCCCTTTCAGTGGTCCAGACGTGTAGGCGGCGCCCGCGTAGTAGTAAATCTGGCCTCCGATAGTGAAGGTTTTTGTTCCCTCGACGATGTGCAAGTTGGCTCTGCTGAAGCCCATCCGCTCAGCCACTTCCGAGGCGATCGTCGCCGCCTCGTACCGAGTCATCCCGCCAGTCGATGTGCTGGCATCCGGCGCTGAACCTCCGCCCGTCCACCGGCCATGCTCATCGCGCGGCTGGTCCGGGTTGAACGCCTTCTCCGTATCTTCGCTTTCCGTCTCGCCTTCGTCGGATACCTGATCCAAGTCGGTCACGTATTCAACCGAACACATACAGTTCACATGGACCGGTGGATCATCCTGCGCTCCATCGATCGAATCAAAGTCTTCGTCGATGCCGACGCCATCCGGATTTTGATCCACGATCGATTCGCATATCTCGCAAGGATGGTCGCCAAGTTGCCAATAGCGCGTGATCGCTTCGGACGGAAACACACCTCGGTCCACCGCTTGCGAGTAAGCGTCGTGCAACCCAGCGTTCGCCGCGCGTGTCGACTCAGTCTGCGCGATCGTGTCAGCGCGATAATCGAGATAGTTCTCCAAATAGTCCGCCGTCATGGCGTCGATCGCCGTTTCGGACAGGTCCTGGTCGTTGTCGATCGCCTCCTGGAGCTGGTCGTCGTATAGACCGTTGCGCAGCCGGCGCACCAGCGCGTCCGGATCGAGGTCCTCCAGCATCGCCCGGTAGTTCATCACCGCCTGCGCCTGGCGGTCGGTCAGGCCGATCAGATTTTTAATATCTTCTACAATTTCGTCTGGCCCGAGCCCCTCTTGCGCACCGCTGAGGATGATCTGTTCGATGGTATCGCGCGCCGTATCTTCAAGCTGCGCGATCATGTCGTCCTGCGCCTTGCGCAACCGCTCCTGCGTTTTTTGGTCGTACAGATCGAACGTGAAGCGGTCGCCGACGTCCTTCTCGATATTCCTGATCTGGGTATCAAATGGGCTTTGGTCGAGAAGGACGCCGGCTAACTCGTTGAAGTTCTTCGCTAACAGTCCAAACTTCCGAGCGTTCCTAATGGACGCGCTATCCATAGCGACGGGGATCGTGTGAAGTCCCGAATCACGCAACACCGCAAACCGATGCCGCCCGTTGGTGAACCCGACGCTTCCGTTTCTTTGCACTCCTACGCTCGACGCGTCCATCACGTCATGGCTGCCGATCCATTCCTTGAAGTTCTCGTATCGGTTGCCGATCGCCGCTCCGGTGCCACCAGGCCCTACGTAGAAGTCCTTATCCTTTGCCCACGCCGCGTTCAGCGCTGCAACGTTGACCTCGACGATGCGGTCGCCCGACGCGCGCGACACGCGGTCTCTAACGACCTGGACCCTGCGACCGCCGACCTCGACCGCGAAAGAACTCGTCCACCGTCCGCGAGCGTCGCGAGGCTGGTCAGGACTATACTTGGCGAGATCGTCGAACTGCGCATCGTCGATTTCGTCTGCCCGGTACACGATTTTGCGGAAGCGCACTTTCCGGCGCGCCTGCGCAAACGTGCCGTTTATCTTCTGCGCCCCGAGCTGCGCACCGGCCTCGCGCACCTTACCGATCCGCGCGAACGGCGCCTTGAGGACCTCGCGGAAGTGGCCCCACGCCATCTTGCGCGTCAAGCCATGCCAGTCGCCCGAACGCGCTAACTGATTCGCATCAGGCGGCAACAGCACGCGCATATGCATCAGCGCGCCCTTGACGTCCTTTTTGATGCCGGGGATGCCAGCGTCAGCTATCTGGCGGACAGCAGAGCGGCGATCCTGGTAATGGCGCGCCGCCCTGATCTGCCTAGCCATGGCTTCACGGATTGAGCGTGGCCGTCAAATTCGACGGCGGATTCGGCGCTGCCAACGTCGGCGCCACCGTCACCGTGGCAGGACCGGACGCCGCTGACTTATGGCCGGTCGTATCATTGCAGACGGTGGTAAACGTGTGGTCACCGACCGACAACGTGCCGGTCGTGAACGTTTCCACACCACCCATCACATTGCCGATCGGTGCGCCGGGAGACGCCGTGTCAAAGATGTCGATAGACGCGATCTCGGACGAGGCCAAAGCGGTCCCGTCCACACGTGCAGTCGGATCAGTCCATTTAAGCGTTGCAGTCGTCATATTCGCCTCCAGTTGCGCCTTCAAGTTAGACGGCGGACGCGGAGGCGGCAAATGACGCTTCCACCACCACCATAGCCACCAAAACCATGACATGACTATCGGCAGACCACGAGACTGTTGCGGTTTTATGTCTTACCCTTCAGAGCCTACCAAATCATTGCCGGGAAGCTCCAGCCAGTTCATCATATCAATTACATTATCAAATGTAGCCTCGTTTGGCGCAGCATCAGCTTTAAGAACGCGTTCTACGAAGCCAGGATCATATTGTGCCATATTGGCGCCCTTCGTCAGCGAACTGGGAACTCACGAATCCTCGGACATGCTTTCCAGATAGAAGATCATCAGCGTGATCGCGGCATACATGCACGCCACCCCGATGAACAGTTCCGTAACCGGTTGCCACATTTTCACTCGCTCAACGCCGCCACCAGGACATTGCGCACAAGCTTTCGATAGTGCGCTTTTATTTCCGCATTCTCGTCTATGTTGTTGACCGTCCAAAAGCCGCCATATCCGCAACCGAAACAACCGTCACCATAAGAGTTTCGGTCGTCCATCAGCTCTTTGACGCCGCGCTCGATCTGCTCGTCGCTAGGAACGAACATTATACATCTCATCGCGGAAGCCACGATAACGACTTTGCTTCCTCTTGTACCTTGGGCTGCCTTCCGCGTGCAGGCAGCCGCACGACTTCACCGAACCTTTGTTCAAAGCGGCAGTGCTGGCAACTTTCTCGCCGCCACATACACAAGAGCACACCCACGTCCTGACGTTATGGGTCCCCTTTTTTGTGTCTGGTTTCGTCGGACCAAGCGATAGGACCGTCAAACGTCCAAACTTGCGCCCTACAAGAGAGGCTTTGCGCGAAAAACGACCCTCCCCTACGCCGTTCAACGCATCTTTGGCCAAGGCCACCGGATCAGGACAACCGTTGGCAATGCGGAACAACGCATCTTTGTATCTATCAAATGTGTGCATTTGGTCGGTGTGTTTCCCCATGGAATGCTCCCGTCATGCATGCGAGCGATGATTCGCGCGATGTGAGCGCTTGGTCAACACCCCATACCGCGGCCCGGCCATCCGCTGCTGCCGGCGCGCGGCCGACGCGAGGATCATCTTCTCAAGGTTCGTACGGCCAGGCGCAGCAGGCCCTCCGGACTGCGGCGCTGGCGGCGGCGGGCTCTGCATCCGGTCGAGCGTCGCCTGATTCTTCTCGTCCTCAAGGTCGAGCTGCTCATCGCTCATGCCGGCAGCCTGAAGCGCCCGGTCGTCCGTCACATCGGGAAGACCGGCAGCGTCCTTGATGTAGCTCTGCAACTCCTCGTCGGGAAATAGCGGCATGCCGGCCTGGCTAAGCCGCAAGATGAAGTTCGACAACACGTCGAGATCCACGCGCTGAGCGAGGTCCGGTGTGATCTGCGGTTTGCTGTCGGCGTCGAAGCCGTTGAGCTTCCACAGCCTCGGGATGGCATAGCGGTTCATGACGCCGGCCATCGAGTTGAGGTAACCCTCGATCGCCTGGAAGAACAGATCGATCTTGGACACCGCGAGCGACTGCGTGCCGCGCGCCTCGTGGCCGAGGGTGAGGAAGTCGGCGAGGACGGACGTGAAGATCGACAATCCGTACCGCGTGATCGTCTTGTCGAAGTCGATCGCCGCGCCACGGCTCATGCCGGGCGTGACCAGTTCGAACTGATATTGCGCGACGGCCGACGGCCCGTTGGCGCCGGGATAGGTATCGGACGGAAGGACGAGGCCCATCTGCTCGTCGATCCGCAAGTTGATGGCGATTTTCTTGTACATGTTCAGGGAAGCCTGCGCAGCGCTATCACCGGACGCAGCCGCCTCGATAACCGCACCCGGTATCTTGATCAGCGGCACGCCGCCGAGGCGCTCGGCGAGGATCGCCTCCTGCTCCTGCATGCGCTTTAGGTAGTAATATGGGACATAGGCGTTGCGGATGATACTCCGGCCTTCTGGGTTCGCCTTGTAATGGATCGGCCGGAACAGAAGGCCCTTCTCGATCGGGATGTCGATCAGCGGGCCTACCCACGGCTGCTGCGTGACGCCTTTCGTGATGCCGTTCTCGTCGAAGAACCATTTGATGATCGTGTCCTGGCCACGACCAGGCAGGCGACGCCACCCTACCTTGCCGTCGTCGTACTCGCT